CTTCTTGTCATCCTAGGCACACACCAGCGCTGTAAAGGGAAAAGGCAGGGGCCTCTCTAACATGCTGCCGTCAATGACCTGCTCCGCCTTATATACCGGCGTCATGTCAAACCATTGGTACTTAATGGCCTCTTCTGGCTCAAGGCTGGCCATCTCTTGAATTAAAGGGCTCATGCCTGCCTCGCCTTCATCATGGCGTCTGCAATCCGGTAAGACTTCGCTGCAAACTCATCTATTGCAGCTTCAGCGTTACGGTTCGACAAAAGCCCTTGTAATGTCTTAGCCGCAAAGTAGTCGCGTAGGGTCATGCCTTTATTGCCAACAATTTTTTGGCCATCATCAATAGCCCATGGAAATGCTGATTGGTTGTTCATAGCGGCATGTCCCCGTGCCATGGCTCGTCAACCATGCGTTTGAGGTTGAAGATGAACCGGTACTGCGGATGCACCTTGACGAACAGGCGCGCGTAGAACGCAATGTGGTTGTTGCAAATCTTGAAGTCACCACCGGTAGTCTGCATGGCCACTTCCCAGCGGATGCGGTTGATGATGAGCCAGTGGCTGATCTTCCTGTGGCCCGCGTTGATGGCCTCCAGCGTGAAGCGCTCAAAGTATTCCCAGACCAGGGGGTTCTGTGCGTTGAACGCGTTGAACTCACGCTGGCGCAGGTGGAAAGGGGTGTTCATGCTCATAGCGGTGCCCCCTCTGCATCAGCGGGCGGCTGCGGCTTGCGCGTGGTCCGTGGTTCGCGATACGGTGGCAGTGGAAACTGAGGGAATGGCCAGGTCATGACTTCACCTCCTTGCCCCACACTTGCGCTGCGTAGCGCATCAAAGACTCCATGACATTCGGTTCGATGGCCACCACGGTGTTCTCGTGGTGGTTCACGGCCAGCCAGATTTGGTAACCGTCAAAGCTGGCGTAAACGCCGTCGCCCAGGTAGGTCTGCTGCTCGTTCATGCGACCTCCGGCGTGTAGCTGATGGCCAGGAGGTTCTGCACCATGGCTTCAAGGCGATTGACTTGTTCCTGGGCCTCTGCACGAATCTTGTTCTGCTGTGCCTTCAAGGTTTCAATCTTGCTGGCGATCAGCTCCTCGGGCTTCAAGACAACGTCAACAGTGATGGTGGCATCGCCGATGTATGTCCATCCGCTGTCACGCATGTCGTGACGCGAGAACACCAGGTGCTCAAGAGCTTCAGGTGTGTTGAGCTGGTCTGGGCGCAGCGAGCTGTACTCAGGTAACCAGGACTTCATTTTTCCAGTGATGTCGTTCATGACTTTCTCTCTTTCTGTGGTTGGAGTTTAAATTATACAGGTATCGTACAAATACCTGTCAAGTACTTTTTTAAAATTTTTCAGGTTCCAGTTCGAGTACATCGAAACCCAGGCCGCAGCCTGTGCAGTACCTGTTGGCAATGCCCACGGCTTCAACGACGTCCACGCCTGCAGCGAGTGCGCCAATGGCAAAGTCACGCCCTGAACCAAACGCGTACCAGCCGTCCAGCTCACACGTCTCCGTGTAGTCCATCGGGTAGGGGCTGCGCTCGTACTTCAAGACACGCTTGTCAGGGGTGATGACCAGGAAGGCAACCCAGTCGTCCTTGTGGCGCAGGAACGGTGGCACAGGGTCAACTGCTGCTCCGTTCTCGAACCACTTGAACATTTCCTGGGCCGAGTCCCAGTCACCAGAGGCCGCGCACAGGTGACCCCTGATGCGCTTGATCTTGGTGACCGGACGACGCAGGTCTCCCTGCGTGGCTTGTTTGTCGGCGACCAGTTTGCCGACGCGATGGTCCCATACGATGACTGTCATTTGAATCCCACCATGATTGAATCAGGCCGCAGCACGTTGGTACCTTTTGGACGCCACAGGTGCAAGCAGTAAGGGTGGTTGTTGACGTGATCCTTTGAAGGCACGTGGAACTGCATGACGACGTCTTCGTCGTCCCAGAACATGTCTTTGACCTGGCACATCTCTTCCCAGGTCGGGCAGCGGTCTTTGCGTGACACGCTCACGTGCTCCCAGCCTGCGCCGTCACTTGCGATGACGAACACAACCTGGGAGTGCTTGAGCTTCACGACAAAGGCCCCGTTGGTGGCGTCGCCCTCTGGATAGCCAGAGAGTTTGACGCGCGCTTTTTCAGGGACCTTGAACATCAGAACCACCCAAACCAAATGCCTGTGCCGTGAATCCAGGCGATGGGAAACACGATGGCCCCAGCGATCAAGAAGCCCCAGGAGGCGGTTTTAAGGCAGACCACGATGTGCGTGATCCATGACAGGAAAACCCAGGCGACAAAGCCCAGGGCAAGAAGTTCTCTCATGTGTTGTCTCCAGGGACGTTGACGTATTCCGTCTTTGGTGTGTAGGGGAAGGTGACGGGCACGCGGCTTTCTGCGCCGGTGTAGCAGGCACCAGTGGGCTCTCGAAACACGCGGCCTTCGATGTCATAGGCCTGGCCGTTGAAGCGGTCGGCTTGTTTGAACACGCGACTGCAGCGGATGTTTTGAAAGACGCCAGGGCTTGGCTCATGCCACTCCCAGTCCTCGCCTGTCAGCGGGACCAGTGGCTCGAACATGGCCAGCTTCTTGAACATGTTTACCGTGTAGGGCGCGGTGCTGCCGCTGTGGCCCTCGTCAGAGAACACCTTCAGCAGCTCCAGCACGTGCTTGCAGATGTCCTCTTGCATTTCGTCTTCGAACTTTCCGTCGGCGTCTGTCCAGCCCGCTGCGCGGAACTCGGCCAGGGCATGTTTGTGCAGGTTGCTCATCGCTCCACTCCTTCCAGGCGATCTGCCACCAGCTTGGCGTAGCCGGCAATGTCAACCCATGTGTCAACCTTGTCGGGGTTGCCGTTAATGATGCGGCCCAGCTTGTGGATGATCATGGCGATGGCTTCGCGCTGGTCAAAGGCCAGCTTCGTGCCGCGCAGCTCGATGTAGTTATGCACCATGCGCTTGAGCATCTGCATGATCTCCGCGCCCTGGATGAACTTGCCGTAGTCCTTGGCACGATTGTCCAACGTCTCGTCGATGTCGGTCTCTTCAGCTTCGCCGGTGAAGTTGCGCTCGTCGTCGTACTGCAGCACGCCGGCTTTGAGACCGTGTTCAATGAATGTCCCGTGGTCAATACCCAGCTTGTCTGCAATGGCCAGCTGTGATGCGGTGACGGTGACCTTGCGGCCGGATGGCGCGGGGGTCGTGACCAGTTGATCGCTCTCCTGGACTTGCTTGCGCAGCTTATAGGTCATTGGCTTGGGTGCCTTGAACTTGGCAGCCACCTTGGCCACATCGGCATCGGGGTGCTTGCGGAAATACTCTCTGATTTTGTCTGACTTGGTCATGTTGATTCCTTTTGAACTTTGACGATTGCACGTGCCTTGCCCTGGCGGATGATTGCCAGGACATAGTCGTGCGCCTTTTCGATGTCGTAAACAGTGGCGTTTGCCAGCTGCTCCTCATGCAAGTCCATCACCAGCTTCAGGGCTTCCCACTGTTTGGCTGTCATGATGAACCGCATCCCGTTGGCCACGCCGCGTCGAGATAGCTCCAGCAGGGCGTCTTGCCCCTGCCTAATCTCCTCGAGCCAGTCGCTGCCTTTGCCCATGATGGCCAGTGCCTCAGTGATGTTGAAAGCACCAATCAGCATGTCAATGTCTTCCTTGACGGCTTGACCTTTGCGGATTTGCTCAAGCGCTGCGCGGTTCTTGAGTTGTACGTCGATGTAGACGCCCGGCAGGTCTTTGACAGGACGCATACCGGATAACACGAACTCCAATGGGTTTTGGAGAACGACACGTGGTCTGTACTTGCTACGCTTTTTCATGCTCTGCAAGAAACAAAAAGACTTGCACACACAACCAGCACCACCGTGAGATACACCATGGTCCTGTCACTGATCAGGGGGCGGTAGTTGCCAAGCAAGACGTTCTGGATGAACTCCTCGCTTTGCGTCATCTCAGGCGGCTTTGGTACGTAGGACAGGCCAATCAGTACTTTGCCGGTGTTCACGTACTTGCCTGTTGCAGCAAGTTCCTTGTACACCTTCTCTTCTCGGGTGAGGGATTTTTTAGTCATTGCACTCTTTCTCCTTTCTGTGTTTGAGCTTTGATCTTAGCACATCTAGTTCACGTGTCAACTCATCAACTCTATTTTCTGCATCCAGCCAGGCTTCACGCCAAAGTCGTTGATCCTCAATGCGCTTGGCAGCCGCTTCAAGCATCCCCTCTATCGCTGGGAATATCTCCCGGACTGAGCGTAGTTCCTCGGTCAGTTTCATTTTTACTCCATGGGTGTTTTAAGTATTCTTCACGAAGCAGCCCATACAGCACCAGGTCTCCACCGTCGGGGAAGGCCTTGCGCATGCGCCCTTCATACTGAAAGCCCAGGCGCGAAACAAAGCGCTGGGCGTCTAGGTTCTCGGCACGGATCAGGCCCGTGACGCGTGGTACTTCAAGCACCAGGAACGGCAACTCAAACGCGGCGTTGAAGTAGCTGCGCGAGAGCCAGTGACTCTTGGGCCGTGCTGCGATGTGCATGTCAATGTTGGTTCCTGTGTAAGCAGAAAACACTGTGACGGCCAGGAACTCATCAGCGTCATCCACCAGACTGACTGTCGTGACGTCCCCTGTCATGCCGTCGATGCCGATGATCTGTTTGGCCCAGGCAACGGCCTCGTCGTTACGCTCGAATCGCAGGATTTTCATCGTTGTAGTTCTCAATGATTTCGTCTTCAAAGAGCATGATCTGCTCTTCACTGAAACTCTTGGTGATGTCCACCTGGCGCGGCTTGCCGCTGGGCCCTGTGATGGTCAGCAGTATCTTGGTGATGTCCAGCTGCGCAGGCAACTCAACGCCATCTACCTCCATGGGAGGAAGCACATCAAAAGTGAGTTCGACGGGGAACGTCATCTCGGTCTTGTATTTCATCTTTGGCTTTCTCTCGGTTGTTGGCGATGCGCTGCAAGGTGAGCGATTCTTTGTATGCCTGGTCAAATGCGGGTTGCAGCAAGGACGCCATGTACGCGCCCATGCCTACCTTGTAAAAGGCAGACAGTTCCTTGAGCATGTAGTAGGCGTTCTCAGGTAGCGACACGGTGATCCATCGCTGCCCTGGGCGCTTGGACGGTGACGCGCGTACAGAGTCATAGCGGTCCTTCTTTGGACGGCCATTTTTCCTTGGTCTGCCCCGCTTCTTCATCGGTTGACGAATGTACGGTTCAGGATGTGCTGGTACCACTTGAGTACGTGGTGCTGGTCTACTTCCCATTAAATTCTCCTTTCTATTGGACTTATCAGTGTATCGGAAAAAATGGGCTGGGAGCAAGCCCCCAGCCCGAACTTCTCAATCGGGGCAACTGCAGTTATCCCCGACTCAATTATGCGGCTGACCCCCAGCTTGGTCCAGTCTCAACATCAACACGTGAGGGCACTTCCAGGTTCACGGCCGTGGCCATGATGTGGGCCGCCTCACGCGCCTCTTCTTTGTTCTTGACTGACAGCGCGATTTCATCGTGCACTTGCAGCAGCAGGTTGAAGCCCGCTTTGTGCAGCGCCACCATGCCCGCTTTGGTCTGGTCTGCGGCTGACCCCTGGATCAGGCGGTTCAGGCCCTTGTAGGTGCCCGCACGCTTGATCCTGACGCCGTATTCGATGATGGCCTGCTCACGGGGCAGCGCCTTGTTCACGCCCCACTCCACCGGCCCCCACAGCGGGAAGCGGCATTTGCGGCCCAGCAGCGTGCGGATCGAGCCGCCAGAGGCCGGGTGCTCAATGCGCTTCATGACAGCGTCCACGGTGCCTTTGAGGAACGGGACCTTGCTGTGGAAGGTGCTGATCAGCTCGCTGGCCTCGTCCAGGGGCAGGTCCAGCTGGTTGGCCAACTTGGCTTTGCCCATGCCGTACATCAGGCCCAGGCCGATGGTCTTGGCAGCCTTGCGTTTGATGCCGGCCATGTCAGCGACCATTTGGTGGAAGTCCGTGTCGGGGTTATCCCGATAAGCCTGAGCCATCTTCTCTGCGCCTGGCAGGCCCAGCAATGTGGCATAGTGAACCAGTAAGCGCGGCTCCTGCGAGGAGAAGTCGTTCGCCGCCCAAATGTCACCGTCCTCGGGCAGGAACAGGCCTCGCACCATGGGGCCGATGATTTCGTGGCGCGCGGGCACTTGCTGGAGGTTGGGGTTGCTGGCCGACAGACGCCCTGTGACCGTGCCGCCGTCCTCGTTGCGCATTTGGTTGAAGTGGGTGTGGATGCGGCCGTCCTTGGCGCTGTGCTTCAGGTAGGGCTCCAGGAACGTGCCGTGGGTCTTGTTCAGCTCACGGGCCTCCAGGATCATCTTGGCCATGGGATGCTCGTGCGTGTCCAGGAAACTCTTGGTGAAGCTGGGCGCGCCAGCAGCGGTCTTGGGGTACTGAATGGCCAGACGGTCAAACGCAGCGGCGATGGATTGCGCAGCCCAGATGTCCACCTGCATGCCTGCCTGCTCGCGCAAGTACTTCAGGATTTCGTTCTCTTTGGTGCGCATCTCACGCATGTGGCGCTCGCACTTAGCGCGATCAAAGTTGATGCCCTTCAGGGTGATGTTCACCAGCACCGGCAGCACTTCAGTTTCCAGGCGGAAGATTGACTCGACCTCGTCCTTGGCCAGCAGGGCCTTGAAGTGATGCCACAGCTTCAGGGTCAGCGCAGCGTCTTGCTCGGCGTAGTCGCCCACGTGCATGGCAGGCAGCTTCCACAGCTCCTTCTTGGGGTGCACACCAAAGTCGGATGCTGACTCCTTGAGGCCCTGCTCAGACTTGATCTCCTTGAGGTAGTCAAAGCCCAGGCTGTTCAAGCTGTAGGCAAAGCGGTTCTCGTCGATCAGGGGCGCGGCCAGCATGGTGTCGTAGATCGTGCCGTTTACCTCGAATCCTGTGGCCCTGAGCCAGCCGAGGTCGTAGGCTGCGTTGTGCATGATCTTGTCCGCTGGTGTAGCCAGGACATCACGTACCCAACGCTCAACGATACGCTTGTCCAGATTGCCGCCACCACCATGAGCCACAGGAAAGTAACCAGCCCAGCCGTCAACAGCGATAGCGTACCCAACGATATAACCATCGTTTCGAGGCCATCCCGGACCGAGGCTTTCCATGTTTGGGTCGCAGGTTTCCAAGTCAATTGCAATCTCCTTTGCTTCGCTCAGATTGGGGAATGATGCCGGCGGTAACCACTCAGAGATACGTGGAAACATGGACATTGTTTTGGTGTCGCGCTTCATAGTCGGAAGCCTTTCTGTTCATTCTTTGGCAGCACGATGTGCAGCGTTTGTTTGGCGCGGGTGATGCCCACGTACAGCAGACGGTTGATGTCGTCTGAATTTTTGTCGTAGTCCTTGGCGAACTTGGTCGACAGGTCGGACAGCAGCAGCACGTTGTCTGCCTCGCCGCCCTTCGCACCGTGAATGGTGGACAGCTTGATGGGCACGTGGCCCGTGAGCTTTGTGTTGCGTCTCAGGAGCGAGACCAGGTAGTCACGGCGGTCTTCGCTGATCTTGGTCAGCGCCTTGTGCCAGATTTCCTCTGAAAGAAGTCCGTGCTTTTCTTTCAGCAGAAAGAGTGTGTACATGGCCGCAGGGTCCGCTGTGCGCAGCATCTTGTGGCCGTGCTTGATGAAGTCGCTGTCCATGTACTTGTAGATCATCTTGACCACAGGGAACGGCACTTCGCCGCCCTTGCGCAGCTTCTCCCAGCCCAGCACCGCCATGAGGATGTTCTCGCTGACGCTGCGCTGTCCGTGGCGCTCGAACAGCAGGCCCTGGCTCTTGATCCAGTCGTGCATGTCGGTGAGCATGTAGTTCGCTGCAGCCAGGATGAGCCAGTTGCCGTGACTGATGTCGACCTGGTGGAAGTCGTTGTAGTAGTTGATCGAGCCGACCTCTTCGCGCGCTTTCCAAATCTTTGGCTGGCGCTCTTTGATGCGCGTCACCACCCGATTGGCTAGGGCGTGGATTTTCGAGGGGACTCGGTAAGACTGGTCAAGGACTTTGACATTACCCGAAAACCCCAGGAAGCTCGCGACGTCGGCTCCGGCCCATGTGTAAACAGCCTGGTCGTCGTCACCTGCCAAAAAGCAGCGCTGGGCTCGCAACGCAAGTTGCTCGACCAGCCTCCATTGCAAGCGTGACAAGTCTTGTGCCTCGTCGATGATCACTGCCTCGAGCTTGGGCAGGCGCTCAGGCTCCAAGAGCACGTGCTCCAGCAGGTCTGTGAAGTCCAGCAGGTTGCGTGAGGTTTTGTAATGACGGTAGGCGCGCTCGACGTACTCAAAGTGGAACCACTCGATGTCCATCTTGGAGTTGTTGTAGTGCGTGCGCAGGTCCATGCCGCGAATGCGGGCGATGTTGATCTCGTTGAGGATGGGGTTGTCTGCCTTGACCGCGAACTCTTCGTCGCCGTTCTCGATGGCCAGCTCAATGCCGGCCTCCAGCGCAAACTCTTTGTAGTGCTCGGGCGACATCATGTCCTTGGTGCTGATGGCCAGGCACCGGTAGGCCAGGCTGTGCAGCGTGCGAAAGAACGGAAAGTCAGTGTCAGGGTTGAGGTTGGGGAACTTCTGAATGGCCCGGTCGCGCGCTTCGGTGGCCGCCTTCTTAGTGAAAGCAAAGTAGCCGACCTTCATCGGGTGCACGCCGTCAGCCAGCTCCTGCTCAACAATGCTCAGAAGAAACGTCGTCTTGCCAGACCCGGGTGGGCCGAAAACTTTGGTGATGTTCATTCTGTGTCCCACTCGTCGTTTGGCCAAACCAGGATCGCAGTGTGCGGCCCCATGTAAGCGCCTTCGATGTTGAACTCGATGTACTCGCGTGCATCGGCAAAGCTCATGCCGTCGCGTTTCATCAGCGTCTCGCGAATGACCTCTGCGTCGTACACCAACACATTCCGCAGGCTACCGTCCTCGGTCCAGACCATTGCAGGTCCAATGATCGCGTCGTCATGTCCGTCAATTTTTATCATCAGACTGCTCCTGTGGAAGTGGGGCAAATCGGGTGTACAAAATACCCAGGCGTTCACGCATTTCTTCATTGCTCATCTGAAGCAATTGATACAAATCCAGTCCCTTAAGCGTGACGCTGTTGAGATGAAGTCCCATGGTGGGGGAGTCCCAGCGTTTCTCAGTACTCAATCCGTTGGTGAGGTTAAAAATCAAAATGGACTCCTTTGCGTGCGCTGCTCGGGCGTGTCAAACGGGGCGTCCTGGCGACTGAAGCGCGGGATGCGCCAGCAGCGTGCAGTGCGGCCTTTGAGGAACAGGGAGATTGGCTCGCCGCCCATGTCGCGCAGTCGCTGCGCCATCTTGGGGTGCGTCATGCCTTTGAAGTTGTTGCGGATCAGGTGCGCTTCCAGGTCCTTCATGCGGAAATAGGTCTTGGCCTCGTCCTCATCAGTCCATGGGCGGCCCATGAGAATTTCGTCACGGTCCATCGCTTGCTGCAAGTGAGTGCAGAACTCTTCCAGCAGGTCATTGAAACGCCCAGTGATGCTGGTGTCTTCGGACGCTTCAGTGATCTGCTCAGTCTCAACCATTTCCTTGAGCAGCGCGTTGAGCATCAGCTCCCAGTCTTGCTTGCGCAGCGTGGGCGGCAGCAGGTTGAGCTTTTCAACGCAGGCCTTTTGGAATGCCGCTTGGGCAAAGAGGCTCTCAGTGTCGAGCTCGATGCGCTTGCCGTTGATGTCCAGGAACCAGAGCGGTGGCTCTGAGTTGTACTTGGACAGCGACGACATCTGTGGGGAATCAGGCCCGTGGGCCCCGATCCCGTGTTTGCGTGTCCTGCACAGGCCGCTGTTGCAAAAGCTGTTGAGCGGCGCGTCCTTGCACTTGTAGCGGTAGTCTTTCTTGTGCAGCTGCTTGACCAGGATTTGAACCTCGTTGTTGGGCAGCGGCGGTGCAACGTATTTCAGGTTGTGCTCTACCAGGGCGTCGTCCCAGTGGATTGGAATTACCTTCTTGAGGTAGATGCCGATGTTGAAGAGTGCGTTGTTGCGTGTGCCTTCGGGCACGCCCTGAGCACACAGTGCTTGCAAGCAAGGTGGGCCGTCCTTGATCGGGTGATCAGGCTCTTTGGGCTCTTCTGGGAATTTCAGGTCGGGGTCTTGGACCCACTTGTCGTAGAGCTCGTAGAACTCTTCGAGGGTTGCAGCAGAGCCATCGTCCTTGATGGCATAGCGCATTGTTTGGTCGCCGCCAAAATACGGCAGGTTCAAGAAGTTTCCGGTGTCACCACGGTCAACCAGGATTTCAGCTTGCTTGGGGAATATCTCGCGGCCTGCCTCGCCCAGGAGGGCAGCACAGGCTTTGAGGAACCGCTGCATCTCAGCAGCGGGGATTGGTTCTTTGGTGAATAAAAAGACGTGTGCGCCGCCAGACTTGCTGCGGCACACAACCATCGGTAGCTCGAGGCTCCTGACCTTCTTTATGAGGCCAGTGTGGTCCAGTGGATACTGGTCAATGTCAATACAGCCCCACACGCAGGAGTTATCCGCCCTGATCGGGATAATGCCCAAACTCGGCTCAACGCCTTCGAGGTGTTTGACCCACAGGTCGTCAGTCGGTGGCTTGCGCACCACGACGGCCTTGCATGCCTGTTTCCCGTCTCCTCGGGATGATTCAATTTTGTATGTTCCATAGGCGATGTCCAGGCCGGAAAAAATCGCTTTGAACCTGGTGATGTCGGTCATTTCTTCTTTCTAGTGAGGTGGGGCCTACTTGCGCCGAGAGGGGTACCCGTGTGATGCCAACCAGGAGCTACCTGGTGTGCATCAACTATCAGTCTCCCAAACACTTTCGGCCCCGGAAATCAGAATGGAGCTGGTCCGTTGCCAGTAGCTCCAGTTTCACTTTCGTGTTTCACTTTCACGTCACCTGCGCCAACCGATTGCGCAAATGACTTGGCAGCGTTGTACACGTCAGCGGACTCGACAGCGCCGGTACGCTCAACTTCCCAACCAAACCATTTGCCCTTGTCGTTCGACTCGGCCACGGTGGTCAGCTTGTACAACTGGCTGTACATCGGGGGCGTGAACAAGCCGTTCTTGCCTTGAATCTTCACCGACTGCATCATGGAATTCCACTTGCGGCTCTTCTTGAGCTGCGTGGACTTCATCGTGATCAATGCAGGCTCTGGGATACCAGCGTCGCTGATCAGCATCACGTAGTAGTTCGCTGTGTTCTCGATGTAGTTACCGTTGTCCAGGTAGTCCTTGTTGTCGCCCGGCTCTTTGTGAGTGTTCGACAGGATGTCACTGGTTGCAGGATAAATGTGCACGGGTGCTCCGCTGCCTTGGCCGCGTGGTGCCCACTCAATGTACTGACGCACGTATGCGCAAGGTACAACGGTGATGCCACGCTTGCCGTCAAACAGCTCGCCTGTGACTGAATTGAGGATCATGCCTGGGAGGGCACCATCCACTTCACCAACTTCAGGGCTGGTGCTGGTGAGCAAGCGCAGGAACGGCAGTGCATAGTCGTCCTGTGTCATGCCGTCAAAGCCGGCTCCAGCGTCCTGTTCCAGGTCGCTCATGATCGCCAGTGCGGTGCTGGCTTTCTGTTCCGCGATTTCGTTCTTAGCCATGATTCGTGTTCCTTGATTAGTTTGATTTGATGACAGCTTTTTGGCCAATGAATACGCCAAAGAGCTCTGTGTCGACGGGCTCACCCTTCTCGACACGTTCCTTAACCCAGGCCTTGAGGGTCTGGGGTTCTATCTTCTGTGCTTGCTCGGCAGGGAAGCCTTGCGCGCCCAGTAGATTCAGCAGACGAGCACACAGCTCATCTTCGTTGCGGCCAAAGCGGACGCTAACGGTGTTCTTGATGATGTCGTCAAAGCCGTGATCGCGCAACCACTGGTACGCTTCAGCTTGACGTGCTTTTGGAATGCTCGCACCGTAGAAGGGCTTGATGTCAATGGCAGAGCCATCTTCCATCACAAACTTCTTCATGCCGGTCTCGGCCATGGCCTCTGGGATTGTTTGCTCAGTGAGCTTGCGGTACTGCTCTGCACGCTCCTTGAGTGTCTCTTCCATCTCGGCAATCTCTTTTTCCAAGAGCTTGGCGCGACGGGCAAGACCTGCGATACCAGATACCTGATCGTCAGATACCTTCAAGGCACCTGCGTCATCCTCAAATAAATTCGTAAGACTCATCTAATTCTCCTTTCTTGAATAAATCAACCTCCAGTGGAATGTAGCGGCGTTCCCGCTTGTCCCACTTGAGGCACTTGAAGCGGCCGTTGTTCTTAGCGGCAGCTACTGCACAGGTGATACCTATTGCAGATGGGTCACCAATGAGGAGCAAGAAGTCCTCATCAGTAAATTTTTCCAACTTGCGCTGGATGCGGCGGACTGTCGGTACAACAGAGAAAGCAATCTGCGCGTTTGGCGGCAGAATAGTTTCGATCTGGCCATAGTCCAGAGCGCTTGCGATGTTGTGTTGCGTAGTCTCTGAGACGACGTAAACCTTTGGCACGTGAATTTCTCCTTTCTGAATTCGAGCGACCAGTGTACACTATCTTTTCAGGGCATTGCAACCCCCTGCCAGAAAGAGATACATCATGGACCAATTTTTATCGACCTACCCCTTCAAGAACAAGCCTTTCGTTCACCAACAGGCTTACCTTCAGCGCTTCTGGGACTACCCAGTAGCAGCACTCTTTGCCGACATGGGTACAGGCAAGAGCTTCATGCTGATCAACAACGTCGCGATGCTCTATGACAAGGGCAAACTCAACGGCTTTTTGATCGTCGCGCCAAAGGGCGTCTATCGTAACTGGTATGACACCGAAATCCCTAAGCACTTACCCGACCACATCGTTTACCGCATGGCCATCTGGTCGCCCACGCCCCGCAAGGCCGAGCAAAAAGCGATGGACGAGCTCTTCACAGTCACAGAGGATTTGAAAATCCTGGTGATGAACGTCGAGGCCTTCAGCACTGCCAAGGGCACTGCATTTGCCAAGCGCTTTTTGCTTGTGCACAACGCCATGATGGCGATCGACGAGAGCACCACCATCAAGACGCACACCTCTGCACGCAGCAAGAACACCGAGAAGGTGGGCCGTGGCGCGCGCTACAGGCGCATCCTCACAGGCTCCCCGGTCACCAAGAGCCCGATGGACCTTTACCAGCAGTGCGCCTTCCTGTCAGACGGCTGCTTGAACGTCAGCAGCTTCTATGTGTTCCAGGCCCGCTACTGCGTCACCGTGGAGCGCCAACTCAACACCCACAGCTTCAAGCAGATTGTGGGCTACCGCCGCCTGGACGAGCTCAAGGAAAAGCTCGACCGCTTTGCCTACCGCGTGAAGAAGGAAGAGTGCCTAGACCTGCCTGACAAGCTCTACATCAAGCGCGAGGTGGACCTGACGCCCGAGCAGCAAAAGGCCTACAACGAGATGAAGGCCTATGCCATGGCGCAGATTGACGGCGGCCTGGTGAGCCCTGTGAACGCGCTCACCCCG